TACAAAGCCAACCAAGGTTTTGCAGACGTGGAGGGAATCGGTAAGGCAGCCGAACGCAAAATCGTGGTTTGGTTGTTTGGCCCCGACGGTCCCGACGGTGAGGAATAAACCGTGGGATACCACCAAGCGAACGCCGAGGTCGCCGCAGAAAACCACGCCATTTGGTTCGGTTCTTCAAACGTGCGTTGGCGTGCAAATGCCAATTGTGCCTGGGCCACGTTGCCAAATGCGGTGGTCCACGGCGAATTAGAACGGTGGATCCGCAAGGGAAACCCACAGGCCACCACCAAGGTTATCGAACGCGTGGTGTTTGTTGAGAACATCGAAATTCCACTAAATGCCCAATTGCAAACCGGCGATTGCAAACACACCTATACGGTGGTCGAGTCGAAACAAAAGGGGCAGCGGTTCGGTTTGACGTGCCAACGTTCGAGCGTCCAGGAAATCACACGGCCAGGTTACCGCCGCGATTTGGGGGGCCAGTAAATGCCCAACGTGTTAACCGAGCCGGTGGCCGCACTGGCCCGCATGTTTGCCGATTGCCGCCCGTTTGCCGATTGGTTGGGGATTGAATGGAACGCCAACGAAACGGCCCGCAGGATTTACGTTGACGGGATCACCCCTTTGGGGGACGCCGAAACCATGGATTTCGATGCGCTACAGATTTTGCGGCCCCATTTGTTGTTGTACCCCGACCAAAGGGGATACCAATTCAAACGGGATGCAATGCCCAGTTGTTACAAAGGCAACGGGCAAATTTTGGCGGTTTTGTCTCGGAGTTATGACGCCAACAAATCGGCGACCGAGGTTTGGAAGCAGGCGGCCGCAGCCGTTGGGAAGATAATCAGCAACGACCAACCAAATGCGCCGGGGTTGTTGGAAATGGCCAACACGGCGGGCTATTTGGCGTTTGCAGGGTTGGACGTGTCGTTTTTGGGTAGGACACCACCCGAGCAGGTGGCAAGTTATGGTGACGCGTACGACGTTCTGTTGGTGTTCGAATACTAATGGGGTAGGTGGCAACGATGGATTGCGACGAAATTGGACAGCCCCCAGCGCGGAGAGTTGCGACGATTTCCCGAGGTGACGACTACGGGGTTTTGTTTGCGTTCAAACATGGGGGCCAGGTGGTAAACCTCACAGGTTGGACGTTTACCGGAACCCTTAAAAAAACAGGCCAAACCGACGTGGCCATGAACGTGACGAAAAACGACGCCGCGGGAACCGTAACGTTTGAGCTAAGCGACCAACAAACCCTCGCAATGGTTGGTGGCGTCAACGAAAACGATTTGGCGGGCCGTTGGGAAATGCGGATCGCCGGAACAGATTCAGCGGGCAAAACCCGGCGATATATCCAGGCCACCGTTTACGTGTTGAACTAGGGGAAGCCATGGCCGAGACAATCGACGTAACACCCCCCGCCCCGTTGGTAATTGAAGTGGCCGCCGGTTATGGCGTCCCCAACGGCGGCGGTGGCGGCGGCGGTGGCGGCGGTGGAACCGTAACGGTTAACGTTGGATCCACAACCACCGGGGCCCCGGGATCCGCGGCCGCAGTAACCAACACCGGAACATCGCAAAACGTTGTCCTGGAATTTGTCATACCCCAGGGGCAACCAGGTGCCACAGGTCCGCAGGGTCCAGCCGGTGCGACCGGTGCCACAGGTTCACAGGGGCCGCAGGGGCAAACAGGTGCCACAGGTCCACAGGGACCGGCCGGGGCAGCCGGCGCCACCGGCGCGGCGGGATCCGCAGCCACCATTGGAGTTGGAACCACAACCACGGGTGCCCCGGGATCCGCCGCGAGCGTTTCAAACTCGGGCACCTCGAGCGCAGCGGTTTTTTCTTTTGTCATACCCGAGGGGCAACCAGGTGCCACAGGTCCGCAGGGTCCAGCCGGCGCCACAGGTCCACAGGGGGCAGCCGGTGCGACCGGGGCCACAGGTCCACAGGGGCCAGCCGGGGCAGCCGGTGCGACCGGGGCCACGGGTGCACAGGGGCCAGCGGGGCCAAACTCAGTTGGCGGAACTACCGCAACGACGTTAAGCGGTTTGTTGGCCGGGGACGGGGCGTTGGTAAGCGTTGCGACCATTGGGGCCGGGTTGCAGTTCACAGCCGGGCAGTTGGCAGTCTCGGGCGTGGTTTTGACAAGCACAGCCCAAACCATTGGGGGCGTTAAGACGTTTTCCGCTTCGTTGGACTTACAGTTGGCAAACCTAGCCGACGCGGCCACCATTGACGTGGACGCCGCAGCCGCCAACAAATTCGAAGTGACCCTGGGCGGAAACCGCACGATTGCAAACCCAACGAACGCCGCAGACGGGCGGGTTATCATTTTTCGATTGAGGCAAGATAACACCGGTGGGCGAATTGTGACCTGGGGCAACGATTACCGATTTCGTGGTGATTTGGCCGCGGCAAACGTGGTGTTGAGTACATCGGCAAACACCATCGACCGCGTGGCGTTTGAGTACGTTACAGCGGATTCCAAATGGGATTGCGTTTCATTTATTAAGGGGACTTAACACCGTGGACGCGGAAAAACTACGCGCAGTAATTCAAGCCGACGACCAAGCGTTGGCGTATTACAGGGACCGCAGATTTGCCGATTGTGCCGTCCGTGTAAACGCGATTGCACCACCCAAGCCGAAATACTGCCCGTTGAGTCGGTTGGGCGTTATCGCCTTGCATCGATCAAATGGAACACTAGCAAAAACATTTTTAGAAAAACTGGATGCAGCCGCAAAAGTAAATCCAATTATTGCCGAGGTGGTTCAGTTTATGAAAGCCGAGGCCAGAGAGTTACCCGATTTTGGAATCGAGGAAATCCGGCAGGCATTGCTTGCACCGGTTAGTTTTAACGGCGTTGGATTAAGCGAGGAAGAAGCCGCACCGATTTTGGCCGCAGGCGTGGAAGCAGATACCACAACACCCCTAGAAATCGAAACATTGAAGGATCGGGACCAATGGCAACCGTTATACAGCGTAGTCTGAGCGAATTTCCCGCCACCGATTTGATTGTCGGCCAAACACTGGGCAACGATGCGACCCTGGACGCGACGATTGACGCCCGCACAGCGGACAGCGTGGTTGTGCACGTGTGGATTGGCCGCCGAAACAACAGCGTTCCAACGCGTGAAATGCGGGTAATGGTACGCCGAACATTGAACGGGGTTGTGAATACCCAGGACAGGCGGTTCGACACCACAAACCCAGGCCCAACAACCGCCGCGTCTCAAACAACGTTAAGCGCGGCAGCAAATCAAGGCGCCACGTCAATTACAGTGGCAGCCGCAGGTACGTTGGCAATTGGGGACGTTGTTTGCATAAGCGAGGCCGCAGGTGGAACAGGCACGCACCAATGGGCAGAAATAATATCGGTTACAGGTGGCACCACGTTTGGTTTGGCAGCCCCCCTTAAATTGGCGATGGCACAAGGGGATATTGTGGCAAACCTTGGAATCAATACCCAACAGGTAATTGAAGGCGGGGACCAAATTAACGTGCGTATTAACAACCGCACCGGTCAGCCCATGGCCGTGCGCGTTGCCGTCGAAATCCGAACAGGTTCGGAGGTGGTTGTCAATTGACCGCATACTACGGGCCGGAATGGGAAAGCCTTGCAAGCCGCATCGTTGACCGGTGGACACCGTCGTTGACCGGCAACACCGGATTGCAATTGCCAAGCGTGATGGGACGCAATCAAGGCGTGCTTACCAACTTTTCCAACAACGGCAACGATGCCTATGTTACGAGTGCCGACAGGCTGGCGATAAATTTTGACGGGGTGAATGATCGCGTAGCAGTCAACACCGTGAGCCTAAACACCCTAAATTTTGGCATATCGTTTTGGGCGCAGCAAAAGGGCGCGGCAGCCATCGGAATGCCGATCGGCAACAGCACAACCACGAACAGCTATATTTGGTTTCGATCGGGAAACTATTTACGTTTTCAAATTCCGACCGGGAACGTCGAGTTTAACCTGACGACATTCACGACCTTTAGACACTACTGCATTTTTTCAACACCTAGCACTGCTGCAATTTCAGCCATAAACCTTTTTTTAGATGGGGTTTCGATTGGTGCGTTGACCTTAGCGGCGGGGACTTTTACGCTCAATTCGATCGGGGATGGTTATGCATCTAACGCTTTTCCTTTTCCCGGCGTTATCGACGACGTTATAGTTTTCGGTCAGGGGCTAAGGCCGCATGAACCTAGATTTATCTACGAGCAAGGCCGAGGCGGTGGCATGTTGCGAGAACCACCAAAACGCCGTTCGGTTTTTCTGCCGACATTGCCGTTTCCAGTCCGCCGACGTTCGAGCCGATTTCTAACGTTCCCAGGGTGAAAAATGGAAATCCGAGCAATAAAAATAAGGGAACGTGGGGCCGTGCCCCGCAGTATGGCGAAACAACACCGCCAGGCCAGCCGCCAAGCGTATCAGGAAATCGCAGAACAACACCACCGAGAAAACACCCCCAAGCGATTCACCAAAGAACACGCCGCGGCCGCCGGATACAGGAAACGCAAAGGGGAGGAAATGCAGTTCGGGACCAAAGCGTTCTGGGGCAGCTATACCGGCCGCAAGTTGCGCAAGTTCGGCCACGCGTTGCCGCTAGTCTACACCGGCCAGACGCGGGACCGTGCACGAATGGCCACTATCCAGGTTACCACCAACCGCGGGCAGATCCGCTACAGCGTGAACGCCCTAAATTTCAATCCGTGGAGCCGCGAGGAGTTCATTTCGTTGACGCCCGCCGAGGTTTCGACGTTAGGACAAACTTGGGAGGCCGTCTACTCTAGGATGATTGACCGGGATTTAGACCAGGGTATGAGATTCGTTTAGGGGCCACAGAAATGCCGTATAAAGCGCACGCGTTGAAAATTGGAGCAAATTGGATTGGTGGCATCGTTTCGTCGGCGTTTACCAACGCCCCGACAATGCAGACCGAACCAACCGCCGGATCGATCTACCCGGTTCAAACTTCAATTCAAGAAATCAAAGCGGGGTTTCGGTTCACGTCGCACAATGTTAGCGCCGCGTTAAGCGTTTTGGGTTTTCTTGGGATTCCATTGTCCGCCGAGGTGCCCGCCGAGTTGTTCGAAATCAACTACGGCGACGACGGGTTTATCGTTGCCGGAACCAATCACCGAAAGATTGCGTTTTCGACCGGCCGGGCCATTTGGCGAACCGTCAGCGTTGCCAACCGCCAAGACGCCCAGATTGAAATCGAAGTGTTTGGACTATCCCCCGACGGATCCACGAACCCGGCGGTTTTTACCGAGGGCGTGGCCGCACCCGCAGCCGTGGACGACGCGCGGCACACCATCGCATTTGCCACCCTTGGGGGAATTGCCATGGGGTGCGTTACCGATTTGCGGATCGAAAGCGGATTGACGATAACGCCCGAGGGTTGCAAATCCGACATTTTCGACACACGCATGGGCGTGCAGTCGGTTGTCCCCAAAATCATGGTGACCACGTTGGCATCGCAGTTGGTTGGATCCGGGGCCGGAAAAATCAACTTGCCCGGGATCGCAGCGACCCACGCCAACACATCGTTGAAACTACGCAAGCGGGTAAACAAAACCGGTACTTTTTTGGCCGACGCGACGGCCGAGCACATAGCCATTACCGCCGACGGCATGGTTGTGCCGGTTCAACCCTTCCAAGCGTCCAACAACGCCGACGCGACAACCCAATTTGAGTTGACCGCGACGTTCGACGGGACCAACGCACCGTTTCTAATCAACGCAGCCTCCGCGCTTTAACCTATGAAAAACGCACCCGCACCCGTAGCCCAACCAATCCCCACACTGGCCCCAACCATAGACCACGCCAAGGTTGCCCAGGAAATGGCCGACGTGACCGGATTGGGGGCCCGATACATCGCCGACCAACTAAACAACGCCGACGCGTGGGACGCGGCCATCGAGTTGTTGAAAATGGGGGCGTGCGACGAAATCCGCGAGTTGATAAACCCGCGAAACAAAGCGGTTTAAAACCCGCAGCCAATCACAACGGAACCAAAGCTATGTTTTTCTATTACACGCCACGCGTGGACGGTGCCGCGTTTTCGGTGCCAGCCTATTTGAATTATGCCACCGACCGCGGGGCAAGTTTTCAGAACAGGGAAGTGTTGGCCGGACCCGAGGGAACCGGCCCGGGTTTTTTGTTTCGGTTCAGCACCGTGGGCGGTGTTTATGATTCCAGGGATTTGAAATCCGACCCCGAAAAACAAACTTGGGCCCCCGTTTACAATTTCGACGGGCCCAGCGGGTGTTGGGTTGGGCGATGGAACGCCGACCAATTGGACCCGCAAAAGCTCGAACGCCCCAGGTTGTTGGACGGGCACCGCGTCACACTGGCCGACGGTTCGGTTTGGTTGGCAGCTATCGCCCGAGGGTTCAACCTCGAGGACGAAACCTACTACACTCCCCTGCCCCAGACGTTGCAGTTCAACGGCAAAACCGGCAAATGGGCACCCACAAACGTGGCCAAAGAATACCGGCAATTTTTGAGTTTGGCCCACGCGTACGCCGACGCCCACGCCGCAGCCGTGGCAGCCGACGCCAAAACGTTTTCATTTCCCGAAATCGACGCGTTGGCCGTGGCCGCATTGACGGCAAACTACCGATTGAGCCACGCGGAATTGGGGCTATTCGACGATGTTTACACCGTGACGGCCCGCGATGCGTTGGTGCATTGTGCGTTGGATTTCCCCACCATCAAACGTTGGGTTGAAAAAAAAACAGAACAGGCAGGCGTTGGGGCCGGTACGTAGTTTGGCGGGCCGCCATGGCCACAGGGCGGGAACCGCGGGTAACAGGCAGTTTTGCCGATTTTTACGCGTGGCAAATGGGTTGGTAGTTGCGACAAATTAGGACACCGAAATTCAGGGGCGTAGGTTGAACAAATGAACACAACGGGAAGTTTGAACACCACACACACGGTTTTGATTGCCGAGCCACCGAGCAAGGGGCTACGGTTTCTAGTTGGCATGGCCATGTTGTACGCGTTTTGGGTAAACCGGCGTTTGATCGCCGGTTTCGTGTTTGCCACCGTCGCACCGCAGCAAGCAGCCCCCGAGGGATTTGCAAGCGTGGCAACGATCACCGGCGTTTTGGTGCCTTTGCTGGTTGATTTCGTTGTGGCACTCGGTGGCGGTGGCGTGTTTGCCGCAACCATGGGGTGGCGGGTGTTTTCCGACATTGCCGCCGGTGCGTTCCAAATGGTGGCCAATTGGCGAAACGGCCAAACCATCCGGGCACGCGTTGCCGCAGCCGTCACACAGGGCCAAACCGTGGCAACCCAGGCTGCCCAAGCCGGCGCGACGGCCACCGCAGGGGCCACCCGACCGCAGGCACTCAAATTCACCGACCCAGAATTGGCAGCGTTTGCCGCCATGGTTCAGGGCACATTGGGCGATTTGCTCAAACGCCAACAGATCGCCGACGAATTGTTGGCCGGTGTTGTTTCCACCAACGGGAACGGTGGCAGGGGATCCTCCAACCCCGCCACCGAACCCACGGTGACATTACCAACGATTTAGGGGACGCCATGAACGCAGTTGATTGGTTAAACGCACAGATTGCCACCGAACAGGCCCCTCGAGGGCCACAAATCCCATGGGATGCCGTGTTGCGGTTTTTGCCGTGGGTTTTACTCGGTGCGTTGGTTGTGTGGGTGGTAAGCCGAGGGGCAGCCCTCGAGCCCACAGGCGTTACCGGGTTGCGGGTGTTGGTGGTGGAAGAAACCGCCGAACGTGGCGAACTATCGGCCGACCAATTGGCCATTTTCAATTCCGTGGAAATCCGCGAACGAATCGAGGGAGCCGACGGTCAGGTGTTGTTTTTGGACGCCGACGACAAAACCCGCGATTTGTCCCCCGAGTGGCAGCGGTTGCGGGATCGGATCCAAACCCGGCCCCCGGTGGTGGTGTTTGCGAATCGCAAACGCGCCAAGGAAATGCCATTACCGCCGACCGTCGATAGTTTTTTACAATCGCTCGAGGGGTTCAAGTAATGCCATTTACCAGCCGTTTGCACGGGTTACGGGTTTTCGACGAACGCACCGCCAACCAGTTGGTTGACAACGCGGTTCAGGCCAATGGCGATTTGGGCACGGGGTACAAACAACGCGATTTTGACGCGGCCCCATTTGGAACGTATTCGGAACCGTTCGCGTTGGATTTGATACCAAGGTCCGAATGGGCAGAACGGGCAGAAGCGTTGGACGCGGCCAAGGCCACGCCCGAACACATGGCCCGGTTTTACAAAGTTCCTATCTTGAATCAAAAGAATCTCCCCTATTGTTGGGCGTATGGGGTAGTGGGGGCCATGGCCACCATGTACGCCCAAGCCGGGTTGCCGGTGGAGTATCTTTCGGCCACAAGCGCAGCGGCCAAGATCAAAAACTACGTAAAGGTGGGCGGGTGGGCCGGTGAAGCCATTGAAGGTATTCAGCGGTTTGGCGTATCCACAACCGAGTTTTGGCCCGAGGCCGTTTTGGACCGCCGGTTTGACACACCCAAGCAACGCGAAAACGCCGCGTTGCACAAAGCCGTGGAATTTGAGGAATTGCCGAGCCAATCCTTCGATGCCGTGGCCACCGCGTTGTTGTCTGGGTTTCCGGTAACTCTAGGTTTGGCATGGTGGGGACATTTGGTTTACGCCACCCGATTGGTGGTTTTGGGGCGCAATCAATTTGGCGTCATTATTCGCAACAGTTGGGGGCCCGACTGGGAAACAGACGGCACCGCGGTGTTGGTGGAATCCAGGGCCACCCCCCACGAAGCGTTCACTATCCGCAGCGTCACGAAATATCAAACACAGGTACAGGCCGCATAATGAACGCCGACCCCAAAAACCGTTTTTTGACCACGACGTTTGGCAGCGACTACGGCGGGGAATCTCAGGCCAGCCCAAACACCAAAATTCGTTGGGCCCCCGCGGTTTTGCCGCCGAACGTGAAAAGTGAAGGGGCAACCGTTGCCGACGTGTTGGAAGTGACCGCCGCGAGGTTATCCCACATTCAAAAGACACCACAGGCCGCCGACGTAAACGCCAAAGCGTTGTGGCATGTACTCCAAGCCATGGACCTATTGAACGCAAAAACGCCCAACGTGGGTGTTGGGTTCGGGGGTTCGAGTGTTAACGAGGGTTAGATTATGAACAGCCGATTTTTTTCAATCGCCATTTGTGCGGCCGTGGTGTTGCTGGCCGCTATCATCGCAGGGACGCCCACAGGGGTTGCCGGATCCAATCAACAGGGGCAAGACTATTGGGAACGCGAAACGGCCGCCGGAATGGATAGCCCAAGCGATAACCCAGTGGCCGCGTTGCGTGCACGGATCACCCGACTAGAGAGCCGGGTTTCGACGTTGGAGTCGCAAAGCGATAAGCAGCCCGAGCCGGTGCGCTCGAGCGTCCCGGCCAGTGAACCGTGGCAAACGGCCACCGTGGTGGAAATGGCCCCGGTTTACTCGAGTGACCCGCAGCCGGTTGGACAATACCGCATGGCCACTACAATTACCGAATCCACCCAAACGGTTTGTACCGGTGGCGTTTGCAGACCGCAAAACGCAAGTAATACCGGGCCGTTAATGCGGTTGTTTCGCAGATAGGAAGCGCGGGCAAACATGGCAAACGTACTATTTTTGGCACAGGAAACCGTGAGCACTAGCCATTTGGTTTATTGGTTCAACCAAGGTTTCGCGGTTTTGGTTGTCATTGCACTGGGTTGGGCCGTTTACGGTTGGATCCGTTGGGCCGGTGTAAACTTGCTGGTGCCGTTAAAGGATGCCGGTATCGAGCATTTGAGGACCACAACCGACACCATGAAAAGCGTTCAAACAACGTTGGCCGACACACACAACAACATCCAAGAAATCAAACACAGCGTTGGCAATTTGGACCGGCGAACAGACGCGATTGCCGCAACGGTGGAACATCTCAAAACCAGGCAAACCTAACGTGTGGATGCCAAAACCGAGTTGGCAGGGATTGCGGCCCGCAAAAAACAAATTGAGGGCCAGAAACTAACCGCACGCGAAACCGCCGCGTTGGCCAAATGGCAGCGTGAACAGGCCGCCGAAATGCGGGGCCAACTTTTGCGGGAAATCCCCAAGGGGGTGTATTGCGAATTGGCGGGCCGACAACAAAAGGTTGTTGACGAATTTGGCGTGCGTTACGACATAGCCGTTGACGTGCCGACCGTCAATTTGTTCAGCGTGGTGAAAGACCTACACACCCGAGTCTCGGAACTGGCCGCAGCGGCCCGCCCAAATTTGGACGCCGACGAGGAGGAATTGGTCAAGGAAAAACTAAGGCAGGAAATTGGCAAGCTGCAGCGCCAATCGGCCGCCCTTCAAATTGATTTAGACCGGCACATGGACAAATTACTGGCCAAAGCCGACGTCCAGGCCGGGTTGGATTGGTTGGCGTCCCGTTTGCGGGCCATGGGCACGCAATTGCACCGCGTTTGCGGGCAGGCAGGAATTGACGCGGTAAACGAATTCCTCGACGCCCTAGCAGCCGAAATCGAGGGCGGAGGGTTGCGTTTCTAATGGTCTTTTCAAAAGGTTTCGAAATGAAAAACTTTGTTTACGCATGTTTGGTTGCGTTTTGTAGTTGGGTTCAGGGTTGCGACATTTCGATAAAAATCGTTTTCGATGCGCCTAAGGGGCAACCGCAACCCCAGAGGGAACCAACAAAGGAGGATGTTGAGATACCACACTATTTCCGGTGGATAGAGGGCATGGGCGAAAAACCACCAGCACCGCCGAAACGTTTCTACAATCCAGCAACCGCCGAGGACTACGACCAAGCCCACCGGTATTTGGAACGCAACCCGGAAAAACCGGCACGAAAACCCCAGAGTAAAAAGCCTTGGGAAACCGAGCTATACGGGCCCAGCTAACCGAAGGATGGCAACCGAGCTACCAAGCAGCGACGGTTTGGTTTTGTTGCGGCCCGCAGAATTTGGGCCCATGATCGCCGCAGCAATCAGGGCGGGCCAGGGATCGCCACCCCGGACGTTCACCCAATGGTTAGAGACCGAGGTTTATCTACCAAACGACGGGGGCCCATACTCGGGCCGCCGTTTCCGTTTTGAATACCAGCCCATAGCGAAACTATGGGCCGAACAAATCGATTCAGGCCTGTGGAACGAATTTGTCTACACGGGCCCGAGCCAATCGGGCAAATCGTTTTTGGGTTACGTTTGCCCGTTTCTGTATCATTTGACCGAGTTGGGCGAATCGGTTGGGTTTGGCGTCCCAAATGAAGAAATGGCCGGTGACAAATGGCAAGCCGACATAAAGCCGGTTTTGGAAGCAAGCCACCGTTTAAAACGGTTGTTACCGCGCAGCGGGCCGGGTTCAGCGGGTGGAACAATCCGGGACCGGGTGGTGTTGGCCAATGGATCCGTGGCGAAAATCCTAACCGCCGGGGGCCGGGACGCCGCCAAAGCCGGTTACACCCTTCGGACCATTTTGGTAACCGAAGCCGCCGCGTTTTCCCGCATTTCAAGCAAATCGCCCGAAGCCGACCCGCTCGAGCAATTGCGAGCCCGTCAACGATCGATTCAATGGGCAGACCGCGCGACCTACATTGAGGGCACAAACACCACCCCACAGGAATTGCCCGAAACATTGCGGCCGGTTTCGACCGACAGCCGAATTTTGAGCCCGTGCCCCCATTGCGGGGGGTGGATTTGGCCGACCCGTGAAAACTTGGTGGGGTGGGAAACCGCACGCACCGAGGTTGAGGCCAGCGAATTGGCAACGTGGGCGTGTCCCGAATGCGGGGAAGCAATCACACCCGAGGAACGAAAGGAAAGCCTGTCCGATGCGGTGTTGGTGCACGCCGGGCAGCAAATCGACAAACGGGGACGCGTGGCGGGGGATCCACCGCGAACCCGGCGTTTGTTTTTCCGTTATGGGGCGTGGCACAACGCATTTCTGAACGCCGCCGACGTGGCCGTGGATTTGTGGGCCGCAAACCAATTGGAACCAGGCACCCGCAGCCGTGACCTAGCCGAGCGCAAGTTGTGCCAATTCGTGTTTGGGTTGCCGTACGTGGCCCCGGTTGCCGAAGCCGGGGACGTGTTGGAGGAAACCGACGTTGACGCCCGCCGGGACGTGTTACCCCGAGCCGTGGCACACGCCGACGCGTTGCACGTGGTGGCAGGGGTGGACGTTGGAGAGCGTGTTTGCCATTGGGTGTTGCTAGTGGTGCGACCCAACGCCCAATTGCACGTTTGCGACTACGGAACCGTAGAGGTGGACCGTAGCGCGGGAATGAAAGAGGGTTTATTGCGGGCACTGGTTGAGTTGTTCGGCCATTTGGAGTTTGGCGTGGCCCGCGACGTTATCGAACCAGGCGTGGCGGTGGCCGGTGGGCGGTGGGCGTGCCGCACGGTTTACGTGGACTCGGGGCACTTGCCCGAGGTTGTGTTCGATGCGGCCAAAGCGTTCAACGTGAAGTGTGGCCGCCCAGATTTCGTTTTGCCGGTTTTGGGCCGCGGTGAAACCCAAATGGCCAAACGCAAATACAGTGCCCCGACCAAGACGGGCAACCAGGTGCGAAAAATAGACCCGGATGGCCGTTGGCATTTGTCCCGAGTACGGCGGGCCAGGATCGACCAGTTGACCGTTGACGCCGACGCGTACAAACGTTTGGGCGACGGTGGGTTTCGAGTCTCGGCCGGTAACCCCGGGGCAATCACATTGTTCTCGGGGCCGGGATCCGTGCACCGAACGTTCATTAGACACCTAATCAACGAACAATTTGTGACCGAGGAACTACCCGACCAAGCAACCAAAGCGCGTTGGGTTTGCACCGGGGCCAACCACTACAAAGACGCCCTCGCCTACGCAATTTGTGCGGCCACGCGGTTGGGTTGGACACCGACAAACGACCAACCAAAGCCACGAAAGAAATGGGGATAAACTCGAGTTTGTGCGGTTTGTTGCGCGTTTGGCCGTTTTGTCGAGCTATTACAATAACGCGAACGGGTTTCAGCGTGTTTGCAATAGGAGGGCAATATGGGCCACACCCGCAAAAACAAACGTTTGACCGCCCAACAAATCGCCACTATCCAAACGTGCGTTGGATCGCTCAGAGCCGTGGCCAAAGAATTGGGGGTGAGTAAATCGGCCGTCGATCACCATCGCCAAAAGGTTTATGACAGGTGGGCCGCGGAGGAATTGGACGAGCCCGAGCCATACCCCACAATTGATTTCGTGGAGTTGGCCAAACCACGCCGTTGCCCGAAACACGGGTTGGTGCGTGTGTGGCCGTGCGTTGTTTGCATTTCAACCCAGGGGTGAGCATGGCCAAGCCAAAAAAAACACCGTTTACCATGGCGGTGCCCCGCAAAACCACCGCGACGGTGGCCAGGTGTTTTGGGGATCCGGCGTTGTTCGTTGCCGATTTGGCGCCGTCGGCCCGAGCCGAGTTTGCGACAAACGGCCCAATTCCGTGCGGTGGGGGTGGGGTGCCGGGCGTGTGGTGCGACGGTTGCCGGTTTGGGGTTGTGGACGCTGCAGTTGAAATTGAAGGTGCATAAATGGCCCAAACAATTGTTACGCTTTCGGGCGACGACGCCGAGTTGTACAAAGCGTTCCAACGCATTTTGGACCAACAGGCTAAAACCGATGCGGGGTACAAAAAAATCCGCAGTTCAAGCAAGGAAGCCGCCGACGCGGCCAAAAATGCCGCCAAGGAACAGGCGGACGCCGAAAAACAACGACAGAAACACGTTGACAGTGCCATTGGTTCGGTAACCGGTTTGGTGGCCGCCTACGTAAGCGTCCACGCCGCGGTTTCTGGTTTGACCCAAGCCCATGAAATTCTCGTAACGAACCAAGACAAAGCGTTGGCCAAAGCCAAGGAACTGGCCGCAGCCCAACAGGAAGCGGCGAAAAATTTGGCGGGGAACACCCCCCAAGCAATCAGCAAGACCCTACAAACGACGGTGCCGGAAATCGCCCGAGAGGCACAGTTTGCCGACGTAGCGAAGATAACAACCGCGTTGGGATCCGCGGCCAGTATCGTGGGGGAGGAACGCGCCCGGGGCGTGGTGACCGAATCAGCACGTTTGACGCGATTTACACCCGACCAACTACAAACCACCGCGACGGCCACGGCCGACATTATGGCGGCCACCGGTTTGGACGATGCCAAACAGGCGTTGGCGTTGTTGGCGTCCACCGGATCGGTGGCACGGCCCGAGGAATTGGCCAAACTGGCCCAGGGGGCAGCGGCCAGCGTAAACGCGGCAATTTCCCAAGCGCCGCAACAGAACAAAGTGGACGCCGCACGCGAAGGGGTGGCGTTATATGCCAAACTATCGAAGGTGGACCCCCAAGGGCAATCCGCGGCCACGGCCACCACCGATTTTATCCGCCAAATTTCCGCCGCGTTTTCGGACCCCAAGGTGTTAAAGGAACGCACGGAACGAATAGAAAATTTGCGGTTGAGTGCCACGGATAACGAATTGGCCGTCGAGTCGGCCAAATTGAAGATTCAAGACACCGAACGCACCGCGGGGTTTTTCCAGCCGACGGACCAAACCCCGGAAGCAAACACCGCACGATTGAAAGCACAACAGGCCAAGCAAGACCTAGAACAGGCCGAACTAAAACGCCGCAGGGATACCAAGGAATTAGAAAATCTTTCGGTGATTCAAAGGGTAACCACAGGGCAGGGGGAGCCCGACGCAAAACGGGAAACGTTGACCGCACAGTTGCAAAGTTTGCTTGCGGTGGCTAAGTCTCAAGCTCTTGCAGCCGACCCAAAGCTATCCCCGACTGATTTTAGGTTTGCCCCTCACAACCAGAATCAATTGGCCGACCTACATTTTCCAGGGATCGAAACAAAAACGCACGATGAAATCAGAGCGATTGAAAAGGAGTTGAAAGATTTACCAGCCCCGCAACCGAAAGCCACTACATTTGGGGAGCGTTTAGAAATCGTGCGACAAACGCCCGAGTTACGCGCGAGCGTTTCCGAAAGCCTAACCGGTGAGGCCAAATTTCGGCCATTGTTTGCAGAACTGTTGAATTCCAACAGCGAAATTTCGAAGGAATTGAAAACCGCCAACAGCACAATCACAACCGACGTGGCAGCGTTTGAGGCGGTGGCAGCGTCCACAGTTGAAACGCCCCAAGCCAAAGTCGTTGCGGCCGCCAACCAATTCGAAACCGCGGTGAATATCCAGCAAGCCCAAGACACCGAGGGCCAGGTGCGTGCGGCCGTTTCCTCTATCTTTCGGGAGGCCATGAAATCAACCTCGGTGGATATGCTTAGCGGTATGGGGACCATTGGAGCCAACACCATGAATATCATGGGCAGGGCAACCGATGGACCAACCGGCGTGGGTGGCGCTGAAATTCAGCAATTGCAAGAACGGATCGAGTATTTGCAAAACGTGGGGGCGGAACCCGGAAAGATTGAAACATCGGCCGCAGCGATTGAAGCAATCAACAAACTTTTGATTTTGCCCGAGCGCCTCGAGCAAATGCGGCAACAGGGCGAAAACACCAACAATTTTTTGGCCAGGCAATTAGAGGCCATGGAAACCACAAACCGCATTCTGCAAACCGGACAAAATCCGCCAAACCCAAACAATTTGCGGGCCATGTTGGCCCCAGGATCCAACGCGGGGGTTAGTCCGTGACCAATTCAATTGGAGCGTTAGCGTTTGACAACTTGCGTGGGACCATTGATTTGCCGCAAATGCGCCGCGAGGTAGAAAACAAAAGCGGCGACGATGGGGTTTCGGTGTTCGCTACTGGCCGACGTGGTAACGCGTTCGAATTGCAGGCCGAGTACGCGTTTGCATCTTATGCACTGGCCCGCACCGCCGAACAAACTTGGCGGAACACGTTCACAGGCACACCCGTGGACATAACCTTGGGGGGCGTGAATTTTACCGGCACCGGCGTGGCGTTCGTGGTTTTGGAGGTTTCCGCGAGCGAAATTAAGCCGATGCCGTTCTACCAATGCCCGAGGGCAAACACTCGGGTGACGGTGAGCCCGGCGTTTGTGTTGCAGTGCACGTTTCGGATTCAACCGGTGGAGGTGTAAATCGTGACGGCGTTTCCATACCCACACCCGCAGCCGACCAACAACACGTTGACCTTCGGCGATTCGATTGGTAACGACGTTTCGGTAACCATCTACACCAAACAGCGTTGGGCCGACGCGTGGGCCGTGGATGATAAGTTGGATTTGTTGTTTGTAAGTTGGAACGCGGCCCCGAACATTCCAACCGCGACGATTCGGTACCGCTACGGCCGAGCCGTGGAACAGGGGGCAAACCTCGAGACAACCCGCACCAAGAAAACATGGTTGGGCCACTACGTAAAAATCGTTGCCGTGTGTTCGGACGGAAACCGAATTTGGCACGGATTTGTGGACGATTTAGCCGACGAACAGGGCGGTTTCGTTTCTCGAATTATTCCAGGCAGCCCGCCAACGGTTGTAAATGATGCCACCGGCGTTCAAACGTTAAGTTGTGTCGGCATGATCGCAGCGTTGGACCGCGCACCAATTGAGCGAACGTACCAAAGGGTGGGTGCGAATTTCGCATTTGCTGGCAACACCACGCGCGTGGCATGGTCCGCCCCACAATTCAACGTCGCCGAGCACAAAGCAACGGAAAACGGCGGCCAATTCGGTGGGGTTCAGATTTTCAAAAGCCGCACCACCAGCACCGAGTTGGCCCCAGGGTTTGGAATCGCCAACCAAGTAAGAAACGTTTACACACACCAATTCCCGGGTTTGTATGGCATAGTGCAAGCCACACAGGTGGACGCGTGGAGACTCGGGGACGTTTTGGAAAACTTGGTGGCGTTCAACGCCCCGCGTGTTGGTGTTGGCACGGATTATTCGCCATTAGCCGACGTTCAAGACCCGGACGATTTTAAAACGGGATATGTTCCGGTTTGGATATTTGATCACGACGTGTTGACCCCACCGAACACAACTACCCAATTTGCCGATTGGTTTTTACCAAGGTTGGATTGTGAGGGGCTAACCCTAAAGGGTGCATTGGATCGGTTGTTGGCCCCACAGAATGGGCACGGCTATTGGGTTTGGGTAGATGAAACCAACACACCAAACCGCGTTTACATCGAGCCGTTCACCACGATTACCACCGCCGCAACAATTCAGGATGAAAACGGAAACAACCAAACGTTTCCCGCAAACACGCGGGTGGTAAATTTGACGGCCGCCACAGATTCAGCCACGGCCATTTCCGTGCAAACCAACGGGGCCCAACAATACACCGCCCTCGTTGTTTCAGGTGCCCCCAAATTGGTGGTTTTGAGCATCGACACAGCCAACCAATTGGAACCGGCGTGGGCGCAATCGCTCGAGGATAGCTACAACGCCGAAATCGCCGGTTTAAACCCGGCTATTATGCGGCAATTACAGCGAATGAGGGACATTCGAGAATTGCCGAGATACCAACCCATTGGGCGGCATTGGAGAATCAAGCACGTTTACAATTGGCAGGATTCAAACCCCGCCACCGACGTATTTCAATACGCCGAACCAAACGCCGATCCAATTTTTGCCGCACAAACCCGATATTTCCCGTTTGGTGGGCGGTTGCGTTTGCTTTCGGAATTGCCCCTCCGTGAGGGCGTCGACTACGCCGCAGCCAACACCGCAACGGTAAAGACAAACCACGAAGCGGCCCGCACACCATGGCGGCGGGCCGAGGTGTACGCCAAGACCCACGAATCCGACGCAACGTTAACGGGCAAATGGAACTGTTGGTCCACCAAAGCGGTTCGGGACGTTCTCTATGATCCAAATGACCCAACCTATGGAATTCAAACGCGTGAATTGACGAACCAACAGGCCGTTGGTTTGGAAATCGAGGTTACAGGCGGTTACCAGGGGGCGTTGGCAGCGGGTGGGGGACGCGTAGCCCCACACGTGCCAAAAATCGATCCTGCAGAATTGCGGATCACGGTTGCCGCCCAGTCCGACCAATTGGCCCAGGTAATTGAACGCAACCCGGCGACAGTCACCCAACCCGTTGGCGAAACCCCCGGTACCGTGAACATTGACGCCGACCGAGTAAAAACCATCCGGTTGGGGGACCGATTCCAAAACGTGGTGATTATGAAAGACACCATCGTTGGAGTTTCCGACGCCGGGCCCGTGACCGTCCCGGCCCGTTTCGTTTTGAGAGACGACACCCCGTTGGCCCAACAGTTTGCTAAGTTTGCGGGCAATTACTATTTCCAGCCCCGCAGTATTGTGCGGATTGTAAGCCGCCGATCCACCGCCAAGTTGTGGCCCGGGCAAATGATTGGCACCGTGAACGCCAACACCCCGCACGCCGCGACGTGCAACGCCCAGGTTTCGGAGGTATCGTTATCCATGGGGGTTGGTGTGGGGGGCAATTACACCGCGCCAACGTTTACCGTTCAAACATCATTTGGCGAGTTGGACCCGCTACAGTTTTTCCCAAAGTTGACCGGGGGTTAACGTGCACGGGTTGCCATTGGCGTGGGCGAAATTCGAACGGCGAAACGTGCCAGGCGTTGGTTGGCGAATTGCCGTCAGCGGGCAAAACGAAATTGTTCGTGGAACATTTGCGGAAAACGCCAACCGCAGCCAGATCACATTTGCCGAGCCAGGTTTCTATTTGGTGGTGGTGCAAACCGACACAGCCCAAGCCCAAACCGAAATTGAATTGGAGACGCCGACCGATTTGGCGTTGAACACCTTGGGCCGTTGGAACGTGGGTCAAATTGTCCAACCCGTTTCAGTGGTACCAGCCACTAACGGATTGGCAGACCCGACGGTGCAAACCTTGACGCGTGCCTGGATGCCATTTCAACGGGTTTCGATGGCGTGGCCAATCCAAACCACAACACCCGACCAACCCGTTCGTTGGCGGTGGGCCAGCGGCCAAACCGCAGGGCAGCACACGCCGACGGTTTACGCGTGGCGTTTTTTTAATTATGGGGGCGGGATCCAAAAGACCCAAGACGCCAACCTCGTTTTGGAATCGCCGACGATCACAGGGCCCGCATCGGCGGTTCGTTTGGATCCGCCCAAAAATCCTTGGTACAACCCAACCAAGTTGGACTGGTACAGGGTTACAGCAACGGCAAACCAAACAGGTACCAAAATACGTTGGGATGTAAACACGCTACACGATTTCCAACATTTATGGCGGGTTGCGATTCGTTCAACCCCAGGCACACAGGCCAGCGGGGACGTTGGGTTTCGTGTAATAGATGCCCAGGGTTCTATCATTCACCAAGTTGGTTTGACCTACAACACACAAACGGAAACGGTTTTAAGCCAAAAGGTAGAACGCCGAGCCGCGGCACAACGCGTTGTTGCGTTGGAAGTTTTCGACATTGAACAAACCGATTTTTTCGACGTGCGGGTGGAAATCAATGTTAACGACTAGCCGACCGATTGAACAATACGCGGGGCAGGGGTGGGCGCTATTTGATTGGGAACACAGCGCGAGCCGCCCCCAATTGAGTTTCAGGGCCGGCAACATGGAAGCCACCCGGTTACAGTTCGACGCGTACCGGCGATTTGTTCAAATCCCCCAATGGGCCGCTCAGGTCCAATTGTGGTGTTGGAGTCAAAACGATTTTCGAATCACAGAGGGGAGGCGCAGAGGATCAAATCTGTTTTTGGTTGGCACACATTACCCACAGGCGTGGCCCGAGTCGGTGCAAACGGTGGTTGGGGCATCGGTGCGGGAATACCGTTTCCCGAATTTGCAGACGTGGACTCAGGGCAGCTACCAAAACAACTACACAACGAGCGCCGCACAATTGACGATTGCGGGCCGGTGGTTTGGCGTGTTTGAGTTCAAGACTACCACCCAACAGACGTTTCAGGGCCCCGACGCGTTCGACCCTTACGGGATCCGTTTGGATTTCGAACAACCGGGGGCGAAATCAGTTGTTCGCGTTTTGGCACTCGGGCACCACAACCACGTCTGGCAAACCGGGGGCATATCGTGATAGGTTTGGCCAATATCTACAAACAAACTCGGTACGATTTTTCCACCGCGTTTAGCGGGACCATTGATTTGAAGCCACCCGGGGATTTGCCAGGCGTTTATTGGGGCGCGTTTCGTGTTTCTCTTTCGGGAGGAAACGACTACTCAAAACCCGCCGATAACCCAAACAATTGGGCCAACAGCTATTTGTTTAGCATCGAGGTGGACGGGGTGGTTGTGTTTCAGCACCGTCACGTGCAACGCAATTGGTGGCGGCCGAGGCAGCTATACCAGAACGGGGTTTGGAACGGTTCGGCGTGGGCAAACTTCAATTGGGCCGAAAGTTTTTCAAACGACACCACATCCAACCCCGCAGGTGGGTTGATTGGCGCGTTCAGTGGTTTAAGTAACGGTGCGCCGTTGCGTTCGTATCAAGACGCGTTTTTTGAACCACAACAACAGGGGCCAGCGGCCAACCCAATGGGGTTTGGAGTAGGCAACGTTCCAACCAGGCCAACGCGTTCGTTTTGGTGCAATTGCGAGCCGGTGTTTTTTACCGCCACCGTGTTGCCCGGGCAAACATTCGTTTTGCGTTCCCGTCGGTTTCGCGAAGTTCCAAACCCGGCGTTGAACCCGCCGATCAACGACACACAACCACAGGCAGGGCAAGCAGCCGAGCCGGACGAATTGGAATCTCAACAATCGGATGGCATTTGGGGAAACAGCCCGCAAAACATCGAAGGTTGGGTGGTTCGAGTTGGGCCCGCGGTAGAAACGTTGCAGGAAATCGCCACAATCAACCTAAGCCCGGGCGAAATCGACCTTTAAACCGTCAAAACACCCTCTAAAAACCTAGGGTATTTGGTGCAAACACGGCCAAAACAACGTTAAAGAAACGCGAAAAACACAGGGTTTTTGCATGTTTTCAGGACCAAACGGCGGGGGCTATGGGGGCGTATAGCCCCATTCTATAGGTTCTCCCCGGGGGGGGTGGGGCGTTCGCCCGGAACGGGAACTATTGAACGGTTTTTTTGCGCACGCCGACCAAAATATAGTTGGGTAAGTAAGTTTACACGCGTTTTGTGCGGATCCCTCGAGGCCGGGCGGATCGATCGAGCTCCAAACGCATCGGCGGATCGATCGAGCTCCAGGCGCATCGGCGGATCGATCGAGCTCCAGGCGGATCGATCGAGGCCGGGCGATGATCACCACCCGGTTGCGATCGCAACTTGGAGTGCTCGGGCCGGATCCCTCGAGGCCAGGCGGATCGATCGAGCTCCAAACGCATCGGCGGATCGATCGAGCTCCAAACGCATCGGCGGATCGATCGAGCTCCAAACGCATCGGCGGATCGATCGAGCTCCAGGCGGATCCGTCGAGGCCGGGCGTTATTCTTCAAACCTCGAGCGTGCAATTTTCCACATGGCCAGATCCACCGCATGGTCGAGAAACAAAAGGGCGTGGAGTGCACAACCCAAAAGACTCGAGCAAACACCCAGGCACACGTAAACCATTTCACCCAAAAGACGTTTCAAAGATCACCCCCAGGATTTCGGCACCCGTGCGCAGCCCCGTACAAAGGGGCAAAAACGCCGCGAAAAGTTCGGTTTGTTCGACCCCTTGCAGGGGTACTATCCAACGTTTTTAAACGCGGCCAATTACACGTTGGCCGCGTTTTTTCATGGTTTTACACCACCACACACCACCGCACACAACAGCCAAACCCGTGCGCAGCCCCGTGCGCTAGGTTTGGACCCGTGCGCGGTTTGGATCGGTTTCTATAGGATTCAAAACAGAGCCACAAGCCGTTGCCCAATGGTCCGGCGTGACCCGAAGGTAATGGTCCTTAGCAACCCGCGTGGAGTGCCCCAGCCAACAATCGCAAACGTGAGCCGGAAACCTTTCCTCCAAATCGGTTCGGCACGCGGCCCGGAGATTGTGCCACAGTTTGGGCCATGGTTGCACGCCCGCGGTGCGGCACGCGGTTAGCAACCACGTGCGCCACTGGGTTTTCGCCGAGGCGCGGCAGCGGTTGAATACCCAGGGCGTTGCCGGCGCCGAATCAAACAACGTGGCCAATTCGGTGCGGGCCGGTTCGAACAAAGGCACCACACGCGACCCGGTTTTGGTTTCGTGTGGAATGGTGAGCCGGTTTTCTTCCCAATCGACGTGGCCCCAGGTTAGTGGCAGCGTTTCGCATGTTACGCGCAGGCCACACCACCGAGCCAACGCGAACAACGCCCGACCCTCTAACGTAGCGAACCCCTCGAGCACACGCCGAGCCGTGGCATCGTCGACGTATGCTTGGCGGGTTTTGTCGATTGAACGGCCGAGTTTGATTCCATCAAACGGATTTTCGGTTATGAGTTTGGCGTCTATCGCCGCGCGAAACACTTGGGAACAACGACCGACGATTTTGGCCGCGTGAGACTCGGAAACCGCTAGGCCAAGGTCTCGGGAAAACGTTTTTGCGTCCAACGCGTTGATTTCCGAAAGTGTTTGGATTGGCCACCGTTGGGACACGTGCACCAGGGCCGTTTGCCAACCCTTCCGAGTGGACACCGAAAAATCGGTACGCCGTCCAACGTAGGCCGCCCACCAATCAATCAACTTAGGCGTGCCGGTGGATCGCCACGCCCGCAGCAATCCGGCCGATTCGAGGGCCGCCAAGAAATTTGGACTGCAAGCGGCCAACCACGCGCCCAATTCCGGGGTTGGGGGTTCACCGACGCGGGCCAGGCGTGTGAGTTGTTCAGCGCGAAGCCGAACCGATTGGGCAGCGCTCGAGGGGATCCGGCCAAGGTAGATTTTCCGCGACGGCCCAACAGGCATGGGCAATTCAAGGTACCAACCACCGCGTTTGTGTTTCCAAACGCTACCCATTTAGCCACCGTTCCAAATCTCGGTGTGTGACAAGCAACGACCGCCCGATTCGTTTTGCACGCAATTTGCCGGTGTTAACTTGGTTTTCAATGACCCGTTTGGACACGCCGCACATAACGGCGATTTCCTCGAGTGGATAAGCCGCCCGCGGCGGGGTGGTTCGGGTGCGCTCGAGTTGTTCGGCCACACGCGAAACCAGTTCGGCCAAGAGGGCCGGTTGTGTTTGTTCGGCGTTTTCCATCGGTACCCCATTGCGTTGGGGCCGTGTTGCAAGCACTCGAACATCATAGTCACCCGTTGAATCGAATCAAGTATTTCAGGGCAGCCAAAGCAATCAGGCCAACAAAAAATTGTTGCGGTGCGTTGGGTATCGAAAACCAACTAGCCAACACCAAAAAACCAGCCGAGTAAAGCGCAGACCATAGAATCCAAAGCCAATCGATGCCATGGCTATTTTGGTTTGCCGTTGGATTTTCCATTGGGTTTGCCGTCTGCTTTTCCGGTTGGTTTTTCATTTAGGGAAGTTCTCCAAGGGGAACGGGGTTTCAATTGCCCAGGTTCTAAGGGCGTCCCGGCACGGTGCAACCAAATAGCCTTTTGGATCGCCCCGACCGAGGATTCCAGCGACCCCAGGGCACGTTCGAGCGTCAGCCGGTTGTGAGCCGCCAACGTCTTGGTTTCGGTAGTTTCGGCCAGTTTCCGAAAATCGGCGAACACTTCCCCCGCCAGTTTGAGTTGCCTTTCAACGGCCGCTATTTCTTCAATGGTAAACACGTGGGCGCGATCCGCCGGTTTTTTCTTGGCCATAGTTTTGCCTCCGAGGAAAAGATACCACGCCGCAACAATTTTGCAAGTTTTTTGCGAAACGCAACCATTTGCACCATAACGATTTAGAAAAACACAAAGGCGAACCGTTTTGTAAATTCCGCGTGCGGTTTGTTGCGTTTTTGCAAAAGCGCGTAAAATTGAGAACCATGGCACGCAAACGAAAGCACAAAAACACGATTTCACGCGGGTTGAACGCCGCTGATTACCACCGTTTACGCCGTCGAATTTTGGCGGGGGAAATGACGTGGGAATTGGCCGAGCAAATCGGATTGTGTTTTCCGCAGCGTCCAGCCCGCAAACCCTTGGGGCGTCCACGCAAACAACCAGGCCGTGTTGCAAGCAGGCCAAAGGGGGAGTCGTGAGCGTTCAAAGCGAAACCAACCGCAACCAAGTTTTCCACGCGTTGCAGGCATTACCGGAAGTAAAGCAACGGATTTTGGGGCTACTGGAGCGCAAACCCAACGGTTTGACCCGGCACGAAATCGCCGCGGAATTGGGTATGCCATTGAGTTCGGTTTGTGGCAGGGTGAAGGAATTGGAGGGGGACGGTTGGGTGCACAGCACCGCCGAAACGCGGGAAACACCGTACGGCAAACCGGCCACCGTGGTTTGTTTATCGCACCGGCAAAAACCGGTGCAATTGGAGTTGTTTTGATTCACAACGGCACGCCCCGGGACCGCAGACTCCGCGGATCACCAACCCGGGGCGTGTTTTTATCTTGGAGGAAACCAAAGAAATGGCAAAACGTTTATTGGATTACATGGTCGACCAGCACGCCGAGCCGTTGAAGGTGGGCCAGTGTTACGGCGTGCACCTTACAGGGGACCAAACCCGCGCGAGCGTGTGGTACGTGCGGGAATTCGTACGGGATTTGTTGGTGTTAGACCAAGTGGACCCGAGCCAACCGCAACGCGACGGGCAGCCGGTGTTCACCGGCAAACAGAACAAATACACCAACCTAACCGCCGGAACGTTGCAGTTTGTGCGGTTGGACTCGGAGTATAAAACCGTCGACCAACTAGCCGAACCGGCCAAAGCCAAGCGGGCCCGCAATCTAAGGCGTGGGTTGGTCCAGATCGCCAAAGAGGCCAAGGTATTGCGGGCCAAACAACGCCGTTTAATTCAGGAGGTGGCCGTGGCGCTCGAGGGTGCCACGGATCCAACGGAAGTTGGGGACATGGCCGCCACATTCGTGAGGGACGACCACAGCCACGTGACCGTTGCCGATTTGGTGCGGGTGTATTCCGAATCGCTACACCGCAACGAACGCGGGGAATGACCCATGGCCAAAAGAGCCCGCCGACCAACGACAAGCACACGTGCGTTGGTTAAGGCGTTGACAGGCAAGGGCCACAAATACGGGGCCAAGCCAACGACCGTGGACGGCAAACGGTTTGCAAGTAAGCGCGAGGCCCGCCGGTACGCCGAGTTAAAGCTCTTGGAACAGGGCGGGAAAATTGCAGGGCTACAAACCCAAGTTCGTTACCGTCTGGTGCAGGTGGTCCACTATGTTGCCGATTTCGTCTACCAGGAAAACGGCCAAACCGTTGTTGAGGACGTTAAAGGGTACAAAACCCGCGAGTACAAAGCCAAGAAGAAACTAATGGCATCACAACACGAAATTGAAATCAGGGAAACCAAGTAATGGCCACAGCTATGACATTTGACCGCCGCCGGGTTCTAATAAACGCGGAATGGATCACCAAACACGCGGCATTGTTTGGGTACACCCAAGCCCGGGATGGCGTTTGGGTGCCGAAATCTGATTTGGTGCCCTACGAAAACGGAACACGCAAGTTCCGAGACGTGGCGCCAAATGATTAAAGCTAACCTATCAGCAAGTGTTGACCAAAACAAAGGGCCGATGCACGGGGTTTTTCTTCCTGCTGAATTGCGGATCGGGACCACTGGATTGGTTCAAGTCGTTCCGCGTCGCGACGAACTTGAAAAAGTTCGAGAGCACGTTGGGGACCGGACTGTTGGAGCGCTGGAGGTTGCACTTTGGACTATTCAGGAAGTTCAAAACGTAATCAATCGCAGTGACGCGGATATTTCTCCGTGCAGGCAATGCGGCCAAATGGTCGTTTGTATTGGCGACGGATTGGCAATTTGCAAAGATTGCATCAAAAACACAGTTGGAGCCTAAAACATGCCGATTGATCGCAGCCGATACCCGCACGATTGGGAATTCATCGCATTTTGCGTAAAGGCGCGTGCCGACTGGGTGTGCGAGGTATGCCGCAAACAATGCCGACGGCCCGGCGAAAAATTTGACACACACAAACGCACCTTGACGGTGGCCCACATAAACCACACGCCCGAGGATTGCGACGAAAACAACCTGGTTGCCGCGTGTGCACCTTGTCACTTGAACTATGACCGACCTATGAAGGCGTTACGACGGATAGTAAAGCAACGTTTGGAGGGGGCCAAATGATCGAAATAAAAAAATCTAAATACAGTCACCCGGACTATACCGGCGGGGTGCATACAAACGGTTTGGAAAACACTTTTGTCCGACAGATTGATGGCAAAACGTTTGGCGGCCAATGGTTCATCGTTATGACCAGAATGCCAGAGGTTGGACTTCGAGCCTTAGTACAGCGAATGGGTTTTGAAGGGTTTGTAAAAGTTCATTGCCAACCGGTTGCGAACAACCGAAAAAACACAGTGACAAACGCAATACCAGTGATTTTCGAACACCGAGACACGGGGCCAATTTTCGGTGTTCAATTGCCGCAGACGTTGCCGTTACCAAGCGGAATGAAGCAAGCCGTGCCAAGAAACTATGAATTGCAGCGGGTACGTGAACGGGTTGGGGATCGCACCGTTGGAGCGTTGGAGGTGGCGTTGGCCATAGTTGAGGCCGTGAACGTCACCGGTTTGGCACTTGCCCATTGCGTGGAGTGCAAACGTTTGGTCGTGAACCTTCCCAATATTACAACGGCATATTGTTTGAAATGCGCCGAGGAAGCCAACATAAGGTTTTAGCAGCGGGGCAAATATGACACACGAACAACTTCGATTTGATTGGGGTGAATCTGCGGAAGTCGAACGCGCAGCCGAAACCGCGATAAGGGCCCAGCGTGCCCGCGCGTGTGAAGCCGCAGCCGTCGCACTCGGTGCACGGGCCGGGGAAGTATTACACCGCGTGGCCGGAACGTTGGCCGTGTTCGTGGATAGCCCAAGCCAAAGGGCCAAAGGGTTAACCGGGTTGCGGTGGTCCGGCACTTGGGCCGAATTGGCCACGCGTTGCGGGTGCAATGCCGAGTCGATTGGCCGAGCCGTTCGGCGATTGCGTAACGCGGGCGTGGTCCACACCGAGCTATTGGCCGACGACCGCGGGGCCGTCGTTGGCGTGGTGGTGGAGTTGCAAATGCGGGTGGTGCAAACGTTGGCCACCCCCCCCGGCGCCGCCCCCGACGTTGGCCCCAGCGCCGCCCCCGGCGCTGGCCCCGGCGCCGCCCCCGGCGCGAAACGTCCATACTATAGCTCCGTCTTTTCCGATAAACCGAAACCTCCGCCAACCCAACAGGCGGCGGCGGAAAATTTGAAATTGGAAACACAAAAGCCGGACCTGTGGGAAGAAGTACGCGAAGCCCTCGAGGGTGCCGGGGTGACCCGCAGCCATGCCGCGATTTTGGCCGCCAAGGATTCCAGATACAGCCCGGCCGACGTGTTGGAGATTCTCGGACAGTTCATCCAACACCGTGCATTATTCGACGGGCCGGGGGCGTTGGTGGACCGGATCCGCAGCGGTGCGTGGTGCGTGGAGCTACCAAACCCACAAATTGAACAACGCCGAGCCATTGCGGTGGATCGCATGAAACGCCAACAGGCATTTGAGGCAATCCGCGGCCAAATCGTTTTGGACGCACGCCGACGCGGGCAGACAATTTCAGACGGGGACGCCGACGCCATGGCCAACGCCGCGTTGGATCGCCAAACAACCACGGGGGTGCAAACATGAATTGGTGTTTGATTTTAGGTTTTTCGGTGTTGGGTGCACTCGCATTTTTGGCGGGTGTTCGTTGGGCAATTCATAAATTTTGCGAATTGATCGATGAATAAAATAGGAAACCGAATACCCGCACACCTTGCCTATTGTTTGGCGGTGGCGTTGTTGTTGTTGGCCGGGGTGGCGTTCGAGCGTTGGAATAACGCCATACCGCCCGAGCCGTCGCACCAACAGGCCGAACGCGTGGACGACGAAAGCGGGTTTGGTGCCAGGTCCGGCAAATGGCCCGCGGTGCGTGCGCAGTTCGTGAAACAAAACCCGAGGTGTGCCGCGTGTGGATCCGCAGACCAATTGAACGTGCACCACGTGCAACCGTATTGGAGCCACCCCCAATTGGAGCTAGAACCCCAAAACCTTATCACGTTGTGCCGGTGGCACCATTGGACCGTAGGCCATGACCCCGACGGACCCAAGGGACCACAAAAACCAGATTGGCAGAAATCAAACGCCATGGTTCGACGTGACGCGGCAACAATTCTAAAAACGTTCAAACGGTAAAATCATGGGCTTTTTTTTCTTTGTTCTGTTTTTTCCTTTTATCGCTATCGTGGCCAGTTGTGCCGCGGATAGCCGAGGGCCAACGCTATGAAGTTTATCCCATTAAGGTTGTTTAAGTATCTTTATCCGGTAGATATTCAAAAACAGGTGAACACGCATTTCGAGGAAACACTAAAAGAGTTGACTGCTGAAAACAGCGACTACCACCGACAAATAATTCAGTTGGGTAACCAGATTATTCAACTTGCCGGGGAACTAGAAGCAACCAAACAGGAATTGGAAGAAAGCAAAAGCATAGCCAACCGGTTGGATGCCAACGTTTTACATTTGACAGAAGGTTTGAATGATAGAGAACGCAAAAGGGAGTGTTTGTTCGCAAAGCTCGAGGCACACAGAGACGCGTTCCGCGTGGTTGTCTCCACGTTGACCAAATTAGGGGCACGAGACCCGGTAAACGACGGTTTGTAAAAAACCAAAGCCATAAAAATTGAACCGATGCCATATAAAGCCAAGATGAAACCCGCGTTGAAAAGATTGGACCCGGAAACCATTAAAGCAATTGCACGTAGCAGCCTAACAGCCCCACAATTGGCCGAAACCTACGGTGTGAGCGTTTCGACCGTCAAGCGTTGCCGAGAACGGCACCCGAGCCAGAGACGTGGCGAATACGCAAAACGATTGAAAAACCCTACCAAATGCCCCGAGTGTGGCTACAAAATCGCCACCAACCGTCGTTTGGTTTGCGCAGCCAGGCGGGAAATATTTAATGTTTAACGCCCGGCCGTTTCGATTGTTGCGTGGCGATTGCGAGCAGGTGTTGCAGCGGGTGCAATCGGGATCCGTGGACGCGATTGTCACCGATCCGCCCTATGGTTTAGGTTTCATGGGCAAAAAATGGGATGCCGCGGTGCCAGGCGTGGGCGTGTGGCGTGAATGTTTGCGGGTGTTGAAACCAGGCGGCCATGTTTTGGCGTTTGCGGGGACTCGAACACAACACCGGATGGCCGCAGCAATCGAGGACGCCGGGTTCGAAATCAGAGATTTGATTTTGTGGGTTTACGCCACGGGATACCCCAAAGCGTTGGACGTGTCCAAAGCAATCGACGCCACCGACGCAAAAGACAAACAGCGAGCCCGCCGTTTGCGGTTTACAGAATGGGTGCGTTCCCAAGGTGTTACCGCCAAACAAATCGACGTGGCCACAGGCACGAACATGGGGGGCCATTACGTGAGCCCTAAAAGCCAACCGGCAATAATGACGCGTGAACATTTGGAGCATTGCCGCCATTTGTTCGCCGACGTTCCGGCGTGGGTTGAAGCCGAAACGAACCAGCGAAGCGTGGAGAGCGAAAATCTGGCCAAACGCAAAGTGATAGCAACCAGGCGGGCCCACGATTTGAAAACCGACCGCCCCGTGGCGATTGCAGCCCAAAACAAACGGAACACCACCCACAAGGAAATCGAGATAACCGAGCCGTCGACGCCCGAGGGTTTGGCCTGGAAAGGTTGGTACACCGCAATTAAGCCTGCATGTGAACCGATAACACTGGCCCGCAAACCGTTGGCCGGTACCGTGGCCGAGACTGTTTTGGAGTTTGGGACCGGTGCGTTGAACGTTGGAGCGTGCCAGGCCGGAACCGGACGATGGCCAACCAACGTTTGGCACGATGCAAGCCCGGACGCGTGCCGGGTGTTGCAGGATGCCGCGCGGGTGTGTTACGTTCCCAAGCCGACCCGAGCCGAACGCGATAGCGGGTTGGAGGATATAAACGACCACCCGACGGTTAAACCAGTTGATTTAATGCGGCAATTGGTGCGTTTGATTACCCCCGCCGGCGGCGTGGTTTTGGATCCGTTTTTGGGTTCAGGAACCACGGGCGTTGCCGCCATTTCGACCGGGTTTCGATTCGTTGGCATCGAATTGGACAAAGCACACATGGCCAAAGCACGCCGACGCGTGAGGGCAGCCCACGCTAGGGTTGTAAATCATGGCCGCCAATTGGATTTGTTTTGAGAGGACCAAAAAATGAAGCCAAACCCCATGGATGGGCTACCACCACGCCCCGAATTTTTACCAGGGCGGTGTGGGACGTGCCGGTTTTGGATTGATACGGCCGCGGTTCAACACGTGCGCCATAAAGAACCAACCGAAAACTTTAACCAGTACAGCCGCGAGTGTTGGGCCGAAAACCCGAACACCGTTCCCAGGGATCGCCGGGCAAGCACTGGCCCATTTGATTTGTGCCGACATTGGACGCCGGGCCAAAGCTAGGACACCCGAGGGCCACGCCATAAACTCGGGGGACCATGGCCAACTTAGCAGACCTACAGACCAAAACCGATGCAGCAATCGCCGCGTTTGAAGCGGGAAACCACACCACGGCGGCCACGTTGGCCCAATCGTGTCTGTTGATTATCGCCACCACCCCCGACACGCAATTCGACGGCGGGGACTCTATCCGATTTGATCGCCAAGGGGCGACCATGGCGTTGCAGCAAATCGTCAAAACGTGCAACCAACGCCGAGCCGCCGCAAAGGGGCCAGTTTTCGAGCGTCCAATCGAGTACCGCAGGGGATAGCATGGCCGACCAACCAACGTGGGGTGTATGGGAAGTTTCCGCAATCCAGAACCAACGCGGCACTCGCCGACATTGGGAAGCGGCCCAAACGGATCGGTTGAATTATTCGCACTGGGAACAGGCCAGCGACAACCCGTTACAGGATTTGCGCACCGATTTGGTGGAGCTACACCGACGCGTTCGGCACGAAGCTATCAACAACGGGGTTTTGGACTCGGCGATTGAGACCCAACAAACCAACGTGGTAAGCGCCCGGGGGCCAGCCTTACAGGTGTTGACCGAGGACAACGCGTTCAACGACGAAATCGAGGCTTTGTTTTGGCAATGGGCCGAGCGTTGCGAATACCAGGCCGGTTTATCGTTGGTCGATTTGCTAGACGGTTGGGTGGCCCAATACATGATTTACGGCGAAATTTTCGCGCGTGAAATCGTTGGCCGCAGCGTGAGCGATTACCAGATTTTAGACCTTGGGCCGGAAGCGTTGGACACCACGTTGTTGGCCAAAAACGTGCACAGTGGAGTTGAAACCGACGACCGGGGAAAGGTGACGCACTACCGAGTTTTTGACCCGACCAACCCAACCGCAAAAGATCGATTGCCCGCGAGTTTGTGTTTGCACTACTACCGCCGGAAATTTGCGATGCAACGCCGTGGGTTTCCAGGTTTCGCAAGCGTACTACAACCCGCGGCGGATTTGAGGGACTACGACGAACAGGTTCAAGACGCGGCCCGAGCCGCCGCAGACCACGCGGTTTATTTTTGTACCAATCACCCCGATTCAGAGTTTGCCGAACCGAGCCAAACCACGCGTAAAGTTCAACGCCGGGTTGAAAAGTACATCGCACCGGGTTGGGAACCCAAGGGCATACCAGCACACCAACCGGCCGTGACCTACCGAGAATACCGAAAAGAAAAAATGACCGATTTGGGCAACGCGTTGGAAATGCCGTGGATGATTTTAAGAAAAGACGCGTCAAACCATAACATGAGTTCGGCCCGTTTTGACGGTTCGAGGTACGCCAAAGCGGTTGAACGTCTGCAGGCAAAATTGGAACGCCGGTTTTTAAACGCGATTGTTCGGCGTTTGGTTCGGATTGCCCAATACAGTGGCGTGATTGGACCAACCCCACGGCAAAACAAATGGGAACGTTTGGCGTTTGAGTTTCCAAACATTGTGCTGCCCATTTCGTGGACGTGGCCGAAACCGCCACCGGTGGACCATTTGAAGGATGCCATGGCCGAGCGAATCAAGCTCGAAAACGGGACGTTGGCATTATCCGAGGCCATCGTCGCCGATGGACGCCGCCCGGAGGAAACGTTGCGGATTCGTTCAAAAGACAACCAAGCCCTCCAAAAATTGGGTTTGCCAATCCTATTTGGCAGCGTTCCAACCACGTTTACCCCCGAGGAAATCGCCGCATTGAATCAAATATCCGATCCAATCGACGCAACACCAGGCACGCCCGCGATTGATACCCAAACCGAATTGGAGCAACCCTAGACCATGGCCCAAAAAACCGCTATCCGTCGCAAGTCTCGATCGACCAAAACCGCCCAGCGCCGAGCCGCACCAGCTAAGGCACCGGGCACACTGGACGCCAAGGCGCGAACAGTCCGGGCAACAATTGCCACCGATACCCCCGTCGCAATTTGGGACGATATGGGAAACGGAGAGTACGGCTACATCGACGAGGTGTTGCTACCCGCGGGAATGATCGAACCGCGAAAAATGCCGTTGCGTGTCGATCATAATTCCTATTCGGCCCGGGGGGTTATTGGGCGGGTTACAGATTTCGAAATCAGCGAAACCGAGGTCAACGCGGTTTTGCAATTCAGTGCCGCAGCCGACGTGCAAGAAATATACCAACGCGTTAGCGAGGGGCATTTGGACGAGGTTTCCATTGGAGCAACCTACCGCATGGCAGACACCACCACGTTGCAGCCCGGCCAATCGGCCGAGTTCGACGGGCGGAAATACACCGCCATCGACAGGCCAATGCGAGTTGTTGAAAAATGGGCAGCACAGGAAACCAGCGTTGTTGATTTTGGGGCCGACCCGAGGGCGGTTATTCGTTCTCAAATTAGGACAGCAAAAGGTATTGCAGCACAATTGGAGCAAACACCCGGCACAGGTGGGCCAATTTCAACAAGCAGGGACGATATGAAAACCAGAGTTAAACGCGGCCAACCCCGCAACACAGCCCAAGGTACCAGCGCGGACCAAAAGCAACGCCAATCAGCCCGACGAGCCGTTCGCGCAGTTGTGGCGAAACAAAACGCCGAGGGCCCCGACGATAACGACGCCGACGATACCGACGGCGGGGAATCGCAAACCACACAACGGGCACACCGCACCGGTGCACGTGAGGCGCTCGAGCAAGCCGACCGCCGAGCCGCCGAACGTGCCGGAAGTTCCGCGACGGCCGAACAAATCGAAACCGCCCGCCGCGAGGAACGCGCACGCGTTGGCCGGATCCGCGAACTAGGCCAGGGCGAACCCGAAGAATTGGTGACCCGAGCAATCAACGACGGTTTGACCCCCGAGCAATTCGGTTTGGCTGTCTTGGAACGAATGCGCGGACAATCCGCCGCGCACCAAACCGCCCAAAGCGGTGACGGTGTAAACCGAGCCCCCGCCGTGCACAGCAAACGACGCGTTGGCGTTGAAGCTCTGCAGGCCGCCGTTCTAATGCGTGCGGGCATCAACTTGCAAAACCCGGTTCTCGGAACGGAATCCGCCCGGGTGGTCCTCGAGCGCAGCGGGTGCGGTTGGTTGTACCGGTTCAATGCCGAGATTGGCGGAGAGGGCAATTCGGAACTGGAGCAACACATCGACGTTGGCCGCCGGTTTTATTCCGACAGCGCGGCCCGTACGTGTGAACGCATTTTGGAAATCGACGGCAACCGGGACTCCGGGGACGTTGAAGAAATGGTCCAACGTGCGTTTTCCACGCCCTATTTGCCCCGAGTATTCGGCGCCATCGTGTCGGTGGGGTTGATTCAGGGTTATATGGAATTCCAGGATTCAACCCGAGGTTGGACTTCCCAAGCCGATTGGAACGATTTCCGATTGAACCAGCCGATTGGGTTAGATATGACCCAGGGATTGCGCAAGCACGTCAAGGGCACCACGGCCAAGGACATTGACATTGCCGATTTCGGCGATGCCTACGCCATCAACCGGTACACCGGCCGGTTCGTTATGGATGAAATGGACATTATCAACGATACTGTTGGCGCCAACCAAATGATGCCCTCGCAAATGGGCATTTTGGCGGCCGAATTGGTGCCCGACCTCATCTACAGCGTGCTGCAAACCAACGGTAACCTGAAGGACGGGGTGCCGTTGTTCCATGCCAGCCGTGGGAATTTGGTTTTGTCAAACCCGCTAAGCCTCGAGGGATTGAGCGTTGCCGAGGCAGCGTTGGCCCAACAGACGGTGAAAAACAAATCAGGCCAGGCCAAAGCCAAAAACATGATGGCCGGGTGGTTGATTGTCCCCCGTCGTTTGCGGGGACTCGGAAAGCAGATCACCGCATCGGCAACCGTGGTGCACGGCAACACCACAGCAACCGGCAACGTGAACCCGCACGATGGGGAGTACACACTTCGAAGCGATGCCCGCCTCGATATTGGTGTTGTAAATCCAGACACCGAGGTCAAAACGACCGGCAGCGCCAGCACGTACTACGTTGGCGAGCAATCCGGCCAAATGGGGCTACAGGTTGGCTATCGTCGAGGGACGGGCCGCGCTCCAGCAATCCGAGCCCGGCCACTAACTGGCCCGGGTGAATTTGGCTACGGTTGGGACATTGCCCACGACGTGGGGGTTGGGATTCTCAAAGCCGCCGCGTTGGTTCAATGCCGAGCCTAAACAATCCGTTGTGAAACGCCGTGGACGGGTGGAGGAACAACACCCTCCACGGCGTTTGCTACGGTGTACAGCAGCACACCTTTGTAAGTCGTTCGAATTTAGGGAACCAGTAAAATGGCCAATGAATTGGTAAGGGATTTGGGCGGATTTTCCGGCCGCGAGGAACACACCGCAGCCGCCGCGGGTTTGACCGGTGACATTGTTTTTACCGGTTCAGGCAAAAGCGCCTACGTTTGCCACACTAGCGATTATGCAGCGGGCGAACGCGTGGCAATCACCACCGACGCGTTGGTGCGGGTGGATAGTGCCAGCGCTACCACGTTCGCAGCCGGCGCGGCCGTGAACTACAACACCGCCACGAAATTGGCGGTGGCAGGTGGTACCGGCGGCACGTCGCAGATTGGCAAGGCGGAAATCGCCAAGGTTGCAAACGAAACATCGGTGTTGGTTCGGTTGAACTAACGCCAAACGGCAAATGTAAAGGGACGCAAAAATGGCGGCGGGAAACCGCCGCCGTTTTTGTTTAGATACGCAACGGTACAACGGGACAACGGGGCATACCATGAAATTTGAGTTGGTTACATTACACGCGTTGGCAGTTGACGGGCACATTTTTGCCCCAGGTCAGACAATCGCAACACTGGAAACGCAGTTCGACGTTTCCAACATTGTTTCGGCGGCCCATTTCGGCGACGTCAAATTCGTGGCGGTTGGATCACCACAAACGCCGACGCCCGCAGATACCAAACGAGTTCGCCGGGATCGCACAACCGAAACCAAACCCGCAGCCCTCGAGGATAATCTCGAGCCCGAGGTAAACGAGGATTTGCACCCCGACGTTTTGAACGCACAACCCGACCCCGAGCCCGAGCCGCAGCCCGAGCAAACCAAGCAATACGAGGTGATTGGCACCACCACGTTGGCGGGATTGCCAGAACGCATTGGCCGGGCACTGGTTGAAGCCGGATTTAAAGACCGCAACGCGTTGGTCGAATACTACAAAGCCAACCAAGGTTTTGCAGACGTGGAGGGAATCGGTAAGGCAGCCGAACGCAAAATCGTGGTTTGGTTGTTTGGCCCCGACGGTCCCGACGGTGAGGAATAAACCGTGGGATACCACCAAGACAACGCCGAGGTCGCCGCAGAAAACCACGCCATTTGGTTCGGTTCTTCAAACGTGCGTTGGCGTGCAAATGCCAATTGTGCCTGGGCCACGTTGCCAAATGCGGTGGTCCACGGCGAATTAGAACG